GATAGAGAAGCAATAAGACACATTACAGAAGGTGAACCAGATGCTATTATTATTGCATCATATGGAACATTTTCTACAGGAATTAATATACCCTCAATTGAAAACGTAATCTTTGCCAGCCCTTCAAAAAGCAAGATACGCAATCTTCAATCAATAGGTCGTGGTTTACGTTTAAAGAATGGCAAGACTGAGTGCAACTTATTTGATTTAGCAGATGACTTGCATTGGAAGTCTTGGAAAAACCATACATTAAATCATGCTGCAGAGCGTTATAAAACATACGCTGAAGAACAATTTGATTTAAAATTAGTAGAGGTTAATTTATGTTGATGGGCGATGAGCATTACGTTATTGTTAAGTTTACTTCAGGCGAACAAGTTATGGCTGTCTTGTTGGAAGAAACTACATCAGATGTTACAATTGTATATCCAATGCAAATTCGTTTGACTCCTATTATTGATGTAGATGGTGCCAGAGAACACGTTACAGCAACTCCTTGGAATAAGTTTGCCGCAGATCCAGAAATAACAATCAATAAATCGCATATACTTTTTATTAAAAATCTCCACCACGTACTGATCCCACATTATAATCGTTTAGTTTCTGAAAATGAACAAACGCAATTAGTAAACAAAAAAGAAAACAGAGCAGAAGATCTTTCTTGGGATGGAGAGGAAGACCATGGTATACATACAGTTGAAGAACTGGAATCAATAGCTGGGGAAACTACCGAGGAAGAAGAAAGTACATTCATTCCAGGAAACGATACAATTCACTAACAGTTCCGATCAACCCTAACACAGTGAGTTTACCTGTTTTCAAAATAAAAGTAAACTCTAATTTTGCTGCAGCAATGCAAAATCTTTTACTTGCCTTTTACTCACTATCGAGGTAAACTTATATTTGTAGCTGGTCCAACCAGATAGGATATATTGTGGCAAATTACATTAACAACGCTGACTTTTTAGCAGCAATTAAATTATACAAACAGTCTGTAATAGATGCAGAGGAAAAGGGTTTACCGAAACCACAAATTCCACGATACTTGGGAGAGTGTATTTTAAAGATCGCAACGCATCTTTCTTATAAACCTAACTTTATCAATTATACCTACAAAGATGATATGATTCTTGATGGTATTGAAAACTGCATTAATTACTTCGATAACTTTGATCCCAATAAATCCAGCAATCCTTTTGCGTACTTTACTCAAATTATATTTTATGCTTTCTTGCGAAGAATCTCCAAAGAAAAGAAACACTCTTACATCAAGAACAAACTAATTCAAGACATGCCGTTTGATGCATTTGAATTACAACAACAAGATGAAGACGGACACTTTCATAATGCGTATATTGACTTTATGCAAAGCAACAATAACTTTGATAACTCGTTTATCGAAAAGAAAAAAGTAAAGAGTAAGAAACAAAAATCCAATCTAGATGATTTTATAGGTGATAATGATGCACAAGTCGATTCGGGATCTGATACGTAATTTAGGTGATAATGGTATTGATTTTAAACCAGCAATAGCAAACCTAAAAAGCAAAGCGAAAAAAAGAGCACGTGCTCGCAATAGTAAGTTACTACGTAAGTTTACTTGGGATGCAACAGATAATCAGTTTAATTTGAAAGAAATTATGAATAACAGTGATAACAAAATTTTCTTAGGTGTTTCAGATGTTGAAGACCTAATTACCGCAGAAATAATGAAACGTCGTGTTGAATCTGGCAATACGACTGTTCAACGTGAGACCACTGTTCTTTGTAATCGTGAACGCTGGGCAACTTGGGCAGAAGACCATTACAAAACTATGCTTTACGTTCAAAGCAATTCTTCTTCTGGATTTATCATTGAAGAAGAAACTGAAAACTTTATCAAGTTTGATGTCAACTCCAACTCAACTACTGTACGTGCATATGGAGATGCTGTATTTGCAGAATGCATCGTGGCTGAAGTTGAGACATCCTTTGATGTTGTTACATCTTACATTGAGTGGATCTACGGCAGTGACGGTAACTCTGTCAACGTGCCACTAAATCGTGATCGTATGCCTGTTGAAGAAATGTATCCATTCCTTAAAGGCGAATCCCTTGGTGATTACTACGATCGCTACATGGAATCATCTGCCAACATTCTCCTACTAATCGGACCTCCAGGAACTGGTAAAACTACGTTCATTCGTGGTTTACTTGCACATCGTAATGCATCTGCAATCGTGACATACGATGCAGGTATCCTTGAGAAAGATGGTTTCTTTGCTCGCTTTATCGAAGACGATACTCAAGTTATGGTGCTTGAAGATTCTGATGCATTCTTGAAATCTCGTAGCGATGGCAACACAATGATGCATCGTTTCTTGAACGTGGGTGATGGTCTTGTAACTACCAAAGGTAAGAAAATGATTTTCTCTACTAACCTTCCAAGCATCCGTGACATTGATTCTGCACTAATTCGTCCAGGTCGTTGTTTTGATATTGTTACATTTGATGCCCTAAATTATGATGAAGCAAAGAAACTTGGTGATAAACTTGGTGTTGTTGTTGACGCTGGAGCTTCTTCCTTTTCTATTGCTGAAGTGTTCAATAAACAATCAGAGTTTAGTCAAAAATCACAATCAAATAGAAAGGTAGGTTTCATTTGAAGATAGCCATTATTACAGATCAACACTTTGGTGCACGTAATGATAGTGTTGCTTTTTTAGACTTCTACGAAAAATTCTATGAAAATACTTTCTTTCCTACTATTGATTCTGCTGGCATTACTACCGTACTTGTTCTTGGTGATACATTTGACCGACGCAAGTATGTAAACTTCTACGCACTTGACAGAGCAAAGAAGATGTTCTTTGATAAATTGGAAGAGCGTGGCATTGCTGTGCATATGCTGGCTGGTAATCATGACACTTATTTTAAAAATACTAATGACGTAAACTCTCCTGACTTGTTGCTGCGTGAGTATAGTAACATCAATGTAATTGATCACCCAACTACAATTACCGTAGATGGTACTGACATCTGTATGATGCCTTGGATTTGTTCTGAGAATTATCAAGCATCTCTTGATGAAATGAAAACAACAAAATCTGAAATCTGTATGGGACACTTTGAGATCTCTGGGTTTGCAATGTATAGAGGAATGGAATCACATGAAGGAATGGATAAAACTATCTTTGATAAGTTTGATATGGTTTTTAGTGGGCATTATCATCACCGTAGTGACGATGGTCACATTTATTACCTCGGGAATCCCTACGAACTTACTTGGCAAGATTTTAACGATCCCCGAGGATTCCATTTGTTTGATACAGCTACAAGAAAACTCGAATTCATTACAAATCCTTATACAATGTTTGCACGAATCGAGTATGACGACAAAGAAAGCGAGCCCATCGAAATCGATGCCGTTGATTTAAAAGACAAGTACGTTAAGTTAATTGTAACAAATAAAACTGACTTTTATAAATTTGACCGATTTATACAAAAACTGTATAATAAAGGTTGCCATGAAATTAAGATCTTGGAAGATATGTCTGAGTTTGAAGATGGTGAAGTTGGTGAAGAAATTAACTTAGAAGATACAGTTAGTGTTCTCTCGCATTATATTGATAGTATTCAAACTGATGTTGACAAAGAACAAATTAAGAATTATATGAGAACACTTTATACAGAAGCGGTTAATCAAGAGGTGGTATAATGCAACTAGAATTAGATTTTGGACAGTGGTATCAATTGGAATTATTTTAATGATTGTATTTAAAAGCGTAGAGTGGTCTAACTTTTTATCAACAGGTAATTCTCCAAACAAAGTTTTACTTGATCGTGCACCAACAACTCTTATCATTGGTAAAAATGGTGAAGGTAAAAGCACAATCTTGGATGCATTATGTTTTTCTCTTTTTGGTAAACCATTTCGTAACATCAATAAGAATCAGTTGATCAATAGCATTAACGGTAAGAAGTGTTTAGTTACTGTTGAGTTTTCTATTTCTGGTCGTGACTATAAAGTAGTGCGTGGTATTAAACCAAACTTATTTGAGATCTATCAAGATGATGAACTACTCAATCAAGATGCAGCATCTCGTGACTACCAAAAGATTCTTGAACAACAAATTTTAAAGTTAAACTACAAGACGTTTACTCAAGTTGTTATTCTTGGTTCTGCATCGTTTGTTCCATTTATGCAGTTGCCATCAAATCAACGCAGAGAAGTTATTGAAGATATCCTTGATATCCGTATTTTCTCAACAATGAACCAACTGTTGAAAGCAAAGGCACTGGAGACTAAAGATGCTATCCAACACATTGAAGCAGTTATCACGCAAGCTAAAACTAAAGTCGAAGCACAGAATACAATTATTAAAACTATCTCAGAAGCGAAAGCAGATAGTATTAGATCCATCCAAGCGAAAGTCGCTAGCAGCCTTGCAGAGATTGAGCGAACTCAATCAGAGGTTGATGTCATTGTCAGAGAAATTACAACTCTTAAGGAGCAGACTAAAGACAAGGACAAGATTAAAGAAGATCTTGAAAAAGCCAACCATCTCCAACAACGATTATTACAAAAAGTCGAAACTTGCGAAAACCACGTGGGCTTCTTTGGAGAGCA